AGGAAGGAAAAGGGTAAAACTGTAAAAAACTAAATTAAATGAAAACAAAAAAAAGAGCAGAGGAAGTTGTAAAAAATCTAACAATAACAATTAACAAAATGAAAAGTGATGTTGTACAAGGAAAGTATTTTACAACAAAAAAATATGATTCTGAAAAAAAGAATATATTTATAAAACCAACAGCACAGAAATCTAAACTAGTATCTCTTAGAGATAAATTAATAAAAAAGTATAACCTAAAAATAATAGAATAATGTTAGAATTAATCACATTCATAGTGGGTTTTATATCAGGAATGTATGTAGTAACCCAATTAGAGAAGGGAATAGAAAGAAATATCAAAAAAGAAAATTACGAAAATTTCGTAAAAAAACACTATAAAAAGAAAAAAGATGATTAGTTATATAGGAGGTAAAAGCCGAATGGCTAAGTGGATATGTGAATATATACCAAAAGATATAGAAACCTATGTAGAGGTATTTGGGGGAGCTTTCTGGGTATATGTTAAAGGTGATGTACATACCACTCCGACACTAAAAGAAGTCATCTACAATGATAAAAATGAGTTTATGGTGAATTTCATGAAATGTTGTTCTGACCCATACGCTTTTCTTCATTACATAAAAGATGTGAAATCACAAGACGAAGAGTTGTTTTATAAGTACCAGAAAGAGATAAATGAAATGGATATTTTAAATGTCCCAGATTTTAAAACCGCTATGAAGTATGCTTATATAGCAACACAAGTATTTAGTGGTAGTAAAATAATGGAGTCTAAATTTATTGATTTGAAAGGAAAGTATAAATCTAAATTTGACGCCTTTAGAAATAGAATTGCTAAACCAGAAATTAGTAGTAAACTTTCTAAGATAACAGAGTGTGAGAATTTAGATTATTCAGATTGTATTATTAAATATGATTCTCCAAATACATTCTTTTATGTAGACCCTCCTTATTGGAAAACAGAAGATTATTATTCTGGTAATAATTTTGATTCTACTGACCATGAGCTAATGTCTATATTGTTAAGTGAGATAAGAGGTAAGTTTGCTTTGTCTTATTATGACTTTGAAGAGCTTTCTATGATGTATCCTAAGAATAAATTTAGATGGATTGAAAAAGAATTTACTAAAGCGGCTGGAGCAAAGAAAGGTAAGAGTCAAAATAAAGGAACAGAATTGTTAATTATGAATTATTAATTTATATATTTGCCCTATGAAATATAATAACATAAAAAGAATATTAAGAAATCAAATAGATAAAGGTGTAAAATCATTATGGACGTTTGATGAAAATAACAACGAGTTTAACTATTTATATGAACGCTTTGATGATAAACTAAAAATATATACGCCTCAACAATTAATAGATTATTTAAATGAAAGAGAAACAAAGGAATCACAGTAAACACTATTACGAATATGATAGGAATTTAGATAACGCGCTTAAGATGAACGAAGTAGAAGATAAAAGAATACCTGAATACTATAAAGGTAAAGAAGGTTATGAAGCTCGTAAAGTTTGTGATAACTTTGATTTAACCTATCATATAGGTACAGCAGTTACATATCTACTAAGGGCTTATCATAAACACGACACTCCTGTTGATTGTATTAAAAAAGCAATAGCTCATTTAGAGTTTGAATTAGAAAAATTACAGGAAAATAGTTAATCACTATCATCATGTCCGAGATATTTATACCTTACAATGTCCCTAGTTCTAAAAATTCTAAACAATGGACAGGTAAATATCTAGTAAACTCCAAGACAGTTCAAAAATATATTAAAAACACTAAGGGATACTGGAGTTATTATAGAAATGATTTCTGTAAATTACTGATTGGCAAAGAAAAACCTTATAAAATATCACTTAAATTTATTAGAGGAAGTAGGAGAAAATTTGATTATATAAACCCATGCCAAACTATTCATGATTTAATGGTTAAAAATAATTGGTTGGAAGATGATAATTGTAATGAAATTTTGCCTATATTTGAACCATACGAGTATAACAAAGAAAAACCAGGAGTTATAATTCGGGTAATATGAGTAAAGTAAACATAAAATATATTCAAGATTCTACTTTAGGAGAAGGGGTGAGATATAAATTCCTTTATGATGAAGTAAAAAGAGATTTGTTTACCAACGAACAGGTTGGGTGTATTTTAGAGAAAATTCAATTCGCTTTAGAGGTCTACAAACACGAAGATGATTCTAGACATTCTGTTGACAACGCACTAGATGTAATTGATTGGATAAAAAAGGATATACTAGGTTAATTCCTCTAAATTTCGTATATTTGCATCTTAAAACACTATAAGATGGCTTTCAGAACCAATATTCTTCATAAAATGGTTAATGTTAACTTCACGATTAATGAAGTGGACAGAACTTTCACTGTAGAACCATTACATCATTGGCATCCAACTGGTAAAGGATATTTCTATATATGGTCTCCAAGACAAAATCAAGGACAAGATATGCAAGATGGACTTATGCAACAGTTACACAAAGTCCAAGATAATGGACAGCCTTACCTAGGACCAGTAACTTTACCGAGCGGAGCTGTAGGAACAATATACAACAATAATGAAGGACTTGAAAAACCTAAATACTTAATACAAGTTAGAAATCCTGAACCTCATTCTATACCTATACATCCAAGTGATATAGGTAGTCCTGGAAGCCCAAATATACATCAATCCACTCACCCAACACCATTTGGTGAAAATCCATGGGTACCTACATTCAATAGCCAACCAGACCCTGTAACTGGCGGTTGGCAACCTGGACAGCCACATGAACATTATTCTAGCAGTGTTGTTAGAGGAGACCATGGTCATGAAGCTAGAGCGGGTAATACTTGGAATTGGATGTATAGATATGAATGGGTAGAACAAGGTATAGAAATGGTAGATACTATAATTAGCGCAAGAGGTGTTGGAGGATTAGGCTCTAAGTATCATAGATATACAGGATGGGGACAACCTATTGGTAGATGTGGAGCGTATACTTATCCTGTAGCTCAAAATAGCATAGCATTTGCAAATGGAGGAGAATCATTACTTGTAAGTGATATAACTGAATATAGTGTTACATGTGCTGGAGAGACTAAAAATAGACAAGATTTAGTTCAAGACCCTCAAAATGGTGTTGGAGATGAATATAAAGAGGGTATTAAAATAACTAGACCAGATATAAATAAGAATGGGGTTTATTACTATAGAAATAAACATAGGATGCATTATCCACCTGGCTGGCTTGAACAACCATTAGCCGCTACACACGCAAGTGCTTTATCTACTCAAAATATCAATTACGCTATGATGTGGCTATGGACTGTTATGACAAATAATTGGAACGGTCTTTTATCTCCTGGCGGGGGAACATTTCCTGGAACGATACCAGGTTCGGCAGGACAACAACATAATGAAGTATACCATAATTGGTTTCCAGAAAGATATAATATAAGTCAAATTGCTAGAAGCAATGTTTCTGCTTGGGATAGAATTGATAAAATAGAAAATGAAACTGGAGTAGAATTTTTACATTATAGACACTCTTTAAGACAAAAGGTTGATGATAATACAATAAACCCTAACACAGGAATATTGCAACCAGTAACATTTTTATGGGAACATGTGTTGGCGGACAGACAAACTCCTCATTCTTCAACTGAGGAAGGTCACTATCCAGAACCTAATCATCCTGGTATAGGTAGAGGTTATTTAATGGATGTGACAGATTTAGCGGTAACAGCTGTAAACATAGGGCCTGCAGTACCTGCAAATCATGCTTTTGCTCAGAATCATCCAGCATATGGAGAATTTACATCTCATATAATGGGAACAGTTAGAAAATCTACAACTTTAGATATTTGTGGAGCTCCTCAAGTAGGGATAGATAATCCTGAATATACTAATCAAAATTCTAATTGGCGTAATCATATGTTTGATGGTCGTTTAGTGGGGGGACCTTATTCTCAATTTTGGGGACCTCATGTTCATGGAGTGGGAGGTTCTAACTTTAGTAGTTCTAAGGATGGAGGTAGAGGCTCTGTAGCTAGATTTATGAGTTCTTGTAAAAGGCCTTGGATTGGAGATGAATTAAGAAACAGTAGTTTAATAGGAAATCAACAGGCAAATCCAGAAAATTGGCCTGACATAACACATAGTGGCTCTAGACCAGATTATACAACTCAGCCTGGTAGTAAATATCTTGGTGGAGATTCCTGGAAATGGGATGGATATAATGGTGATGGATTCACAACAAGCTCAGTACATCCAACAACTGGAACAGGTCAAGCGAATCCATCTGCCTGGCCTGTAAATTGGCCTAGACAAGGTAACTACCAAAGAAATTGGATTGGACACATGATGAATGCCAGCTCTCCATATCATATGAATGGATACGGTATACCAATGAATTGGAATGTTAATAATTTAAGACCTCAATCATGGGGACTTATGAATACTCCTTGGGTTCCTAATGATGTAAATACTGATTTAATGCAACTTAATTTATGGAGTGTAGGATGTACAGGTGGACAATGTATACATTTTGGAGGACAAAGTAGATACTCATTACCTTCTATTAAAGAATTAGATTCCCCTTCTTATTTTAATCATATAGTTACTTTTGAAGAAATAGAAGATGGTGAAATGGATTATGGTCATGGTAACGCAAAACACCCACAAGGATATGATTGTGTTAACCATATTCATACAGGAAACCCTCATTGTACTCCACATCCAACTGGAACAGGTACAACAGGAACGTATCCTACTTATACATCATGTAGTCAACAATGTGACCCTTATGGTACAATATAAAAATTAAAATATGCCGTTTATTATACCTCAAATATTAGTTCAAGACCCATGTTGTAAGTTTAATGATTGTTTAAAAATATTAAACCAAAAATATGAAGAAGCTAAATGTGATGGATGTTTAGAGTCTGACTACGCTCAAGAGAAAAAAAATCTTGATAGATATATTGAATTAGAAAAGTTAATTAAACTATCAGCAGATTGTGGTGATGATATATTTGCTCAATCATACGCTTTAGAACAAGAATCTATATGTACAGGTTTTCAAAACCCAGTTGTTATATATGGTTGTACTGATAGTAGTTCTACAGCTTATAATCCTAACGCTACACACCCTTGTACTGTAGATGGAATTATAAACGGATGTTGTAAACAAATAGGTCAAGAGGGTGATACAGTTGGGTGTACTGACCCTACAGCTCTTAATTATGATTTTGAAGCGGTAGATGATGATGGGAGTTGTTTATATTTTACTAGTGGATGTACGGATGCGCAAGCTTCAAACTATAATCCAAACGCTCAAACTGATGATGGTAGTTGTTTTTATAGGGGATGTATGGATGAGGAAGCTTGTAATTACGACTCTAATGCTACTATAAGTGGACAATGTTGTTATGAAGTAGCTTGCCCACAAGAAGAATTTTTCAATTGTGCAAATTGCTCTTGTGAACCTTGTCCTCCAGCTACGATAGGACAATCAGCTAATGCAGAATTTGATGCTAGTGGAATACACAGATGTTGTCCTGGAGGAAATGCTTATCCTTGTGACCCTATTCTTAATCCTTAGTAAAATAATGTGTTAATCTAGCTACCTGACCACATTCTTTATTGTGTACGAATGCTTCTACAGCTTTATAAGCTCCTGTATATCCTTTTCTGTGATGCCAGCTATCTGATGATGATGGAGAACGCATATACTCTACAGTGCAACCTATAAAATCTTTAGCGTCCATCCATTTGTGTTTTATTTTATGATGCACATGATGTAAATACCAATATCTATAAGAACATTTTGACCACTTTTCTGATTGTTCTTGAGCCATTAACAGTGGTAAATCTACCATTTTAGCTCCATCTCCATGTTCTAATCCAATTAAATTATTTCCATAGGTATAATATTTTCTATGAGAAGCTCCTACATCTACACTAACATCATCACAATTTCTAAACCAAGCTTTTAAAGAATGAGCAAGGTGGAATCCTGACTGATAATCGTGATTACTCATAGAATGAACACAATCTACAGGAGCTATCTCTCTTAGTATCTCTATACATTTAACATAAAGGTCAAGAGCTATTTCATAATGCTCCCACCATTTACCATCTGTATCCTGATGAGTACCTTTTGTTGTAGTGTTGTATACATTATCAACATGTAAAATATCGTTCCCTATGCAAAATAAAATCCTTTCCACGTCAAACCCCTTAGACTTATGTAAAAGTCCCTGTACGCCCTCTAAAACACGTTTATATGCAATGTCTGAGTTATATTTATCTCCAGTCTCTTTAGCGCTAGCATATTTACCTATATGAATATCCGCTGGATTAATAACTAGTAAATGAGAACCTTTTTCTCTTTCAATTTTTGTGTATTCAGGAGAATGAGTATTTATAAAATCATTTATCTTAGCAAATATTTGAGTCTCATCTAAACCATAATCTTCTTTTGTAACTATTGAGAATCTCAATTCACCACTAGCTGATTGCCAGTGTTTTACACTAATTACATCTTTCTTTTTTATACCTCTAAATTTAAGATGCTCATCTAGAGCTGAGTTATCATTTATATTATCAATCTCTTTAGCTCTACTTTTATAAATCATTTCCTCCTCAGAAGGAGTTAGTCTGATTCTTTTACCATATCTTTTCA